TTTATCATCATATTCTCTATTACATGTAGGACAAACACTATTTTCTTCTAGGTTTTTTATTTCCTTTTTTATAGCTATACCATCATCTTTAATTTTTGATAGTGTTGTATTATTACGCTCGACATCAAAATTAAGATCTTTTATTACATCATTTATATTTCTTATTTCTGTTTCGATAGCATTATCAAATTCAGTATCAATCGCTTTTTTATCATTCTCTAAATCTTTAATATCAGATTCAAATATATTCTTTTCATCTTTAATTAAACCTTCAATTTTTAACTCACTAAGTTTAATTTTTTCAACTAATGTTTCATTTTTTGTTTCAGTCTGTGAAATAAGAAGTTTCTTATCCATTAACTTATCTTCTTCGACCTTAACACTACTTAATAATTCATCATATTTTTCTTTATCATATTCTGTTTTAAAAGTAGATAATTTAGTATTGTTATTTAAAAGTTCTCTTTCTTTTACAGATTGAATATTTTTATATGATTCTATATTAGTTTCAATATCATCAATATTTATATCATCAATATCACCATCGATTTTATTTAAATTTTTTAATGTATTATCACGCTTAGTTTTTAAATCCTCAACAATAGATTTAATTTTTTCCGATGATATTTTTGTTTCACCAAAATCTAATTTTCTTTGATTATTATCTGCATTGATGGTTTCAATTTCTTCTTCTAAGTCAACAATATTGATATTGGATTTTTCATTATTAATTTCCTTTTTATATGTTTTGAAAATATCTAATTTTTTCTCGAAAATATCATACCCAGCATCTTTAATTACTGAATCAATAAATTTTGCACGATCCAATGAAATTAATTCATTCATATTATCTGAATTAATTAATGTTAATCTGATAAAATCATCAAAATCACCAAAAATGTCATCGATCATATCTTGTGTCTGCTTCTTTCTTTCACCAGCTAATTTTTTATCATCTGTTATTACTATCCCTTCATAATAATCTAATGTAGTTTTAACAGATTTAATAGTTCCAGTTTTTGTTAATGTTCTATCAGAACGTCTTATTAATGTATATTGTTGATTATTCATGGTACAGACCATTCCACCTAAACAATTATCAATATCACGTTTATTATTTATGTAACGATTATCACCATTCTTTTCGGATTTACCACCACCAAGTTTATTTGTTGCTAATGTTGTTCCATGAGAAATATAACAAATACCATCTAATAACGTAGTTTTACCTGCTTGATTTTCTTCAGATGATAATTGAATAATACCATCATTATCATCCCAATCAATATTTTCATTATCATATGATTTGAAATTTTCTAACCAGAATTTATCAATACTCCAATGCTTATGGTATTTTGTCGCCTTACTTTCTATTCTACTATTAACAACTTCATCAATCTTTAATATTTCATCGATAAAATCATCATCATATTTATTTAACTTTAAGTATTCTTTAAAGATTTTTTGTTGAACATGAATATCATTTACATCTATATTTTCCATCAACATTTCACTGGATGCAATATTAGTATAGATTCTTGTTTTTTCAAAGTCAATTTGCTTAAGATCAATATTTAATATCTTAGTCAAATAGGAAAGGATCTTCTCCTCATTTTCATCATTGATATTAGAAGTTAAATCAGTCCATTTTACTTTTACGTGTGATTTTTCAGTTAATAATTTATGATGAAATGTAATGTTATCATAATCAGATTTTTCATCAAGAATGAAATCAATTTTTGTGTATTCTGATTGTAGTTCAATTAATGTTCCTTTTTTAGTATTAATATCCCATACCATATAACCATGCTTGTCTGGTGTTTCCCCATGTGTTTGTTGGATCAACGAACTACAATATGCAATAGTTTTTGCTTTATTTAGAAATTGGTGTTTATGAATATCCGCTAATAGTGTAATCGCACCTTTAAAATCTGCATTTTTTCTGTGTCTTTTACTATCAAATACAAGTCCAAAATCATTAGTACAACCATACACTGGATCATGAAACAAATCAATATAGATTTTTGATTTATCTTCTTTATGTTTTATATCTAACCAAGGGTTTATTTTCTTTTGTAAATGTGAATGATTAACCCAAACAACATTCTCATCTGGAAAAAAGTCTGATGTAGAAAAATATGTTAATGGTATATTTTCATTTGATTTTAATATTATATTAACAATATTATTTACTGAAGATAATCTATTAAGATCAGTTTTACGAATATCATGATTACCATCTACAATAATTACTGGGGCTATATTTGTCAATTTAATTAAAAAATCTGCCCCTAATGTTTCAGCTTCATTTTCTATTTTTATGAAATCATCAAATAAGTCACCAACAACTACAATTCTGTCTGGTTTAGACTCATTTAAACTATCATATAGCTTATTAAATTGTGTTTTATACTCTTCGTGTGTTAATACATCATTTTTTATGTGTATATCTCCTAAATGTGCTATTTTTTTAATCATTGTTCTTCTTTTTATTTTTTAATTTATTGAATTTTTTATTTCTTTTAGTAAAATTTATATCCGATATTGACACTTCTTTTATTATTGTAGGAACTAATTTTTTCATTTTCCTAGTCCCAGTATCATATACTTCATAATCCTCTGTTACTAAGTACCATTTTCCTTCCATATAGTAAAAAATTAAATCATCAATATATAGAATATTTTCATTCATAATAATTATAGTATTTTTTAATGAAAATGTTTAATTTTTTTTATATCTTTGTATTATGGTAGGAGCAAATACAGATATTGAACTTTTTTCAGTTATAATAGATAATTTTTTGAAAAAACATAAGCGATTTTTAAAAAGGAAATATGATGTTCCAGTCGAGTTGATTCCAGAATCATTTAGAAATTCTAAAGTAGTAGAAAAATTTACTATAAAGATTGGAAAACAAAATAGAATGGAATCAACAATTATAAAGGATAGTGGTAGAATGAATTGTCTTATGTTATTATCATATAACAAAAAAAAGAAATCATATGGTAGCTTAGTTCATGAACTAACACACTGTTACCAAAATTTCAGAAATATTAAGGATAATAGTTTTACATACGCAAACAATAAACTCTATTATAATTCTATAAAAACAAAGAATATCTATTTGAAATATTTTAATCATCTAATATACTTATCGTTGGATCACGAAATAAATGCTAGGGTTCAACAATGTTATCATGATATTAAAGATAATATTTCTAAGGAATCAATATTATCACACTTTGAATATACTAATGCTAAACATCTAAGAAGAAGAGAAATTGTTGATTTGATAAAAAAAGATGTAGATATTGTTAGTTTTATGTCGTGGTGGGTTCATTATTATAATATTGGGGATTTTGTTAATTTAAGTAAAAAATATAGTCCAGCTTATTATTTAGCTTATTATTATATTCGTAATTTCGGTGCTATAAAAAAACCAAATTTTTTAAAAATGAGAAGTCCTTTTATTGATACTATTTTTTATAAAAAATTAGATGAAAGATATGCAAGGCACTTATTTTTTAAGTTTGAAATGGATTTCATAAATAAGGGAGAAAAATTCAAAAAGAAATTAGGTAAAATATCTTCAATCGTTTAAAAAATGATTGAATCTAAAAATCTTATTTTCTTGTACTTGTGTTTGGGGTACTTGAACTTGCGGATTTTCTTGAACTTGTCCTTGGGCTTGGTCAACTGATTGAGGTTCTTGAACTTGTGCGATATTATGTTGTGATGGGTTTTTTACTAATCCACTATCATGTTTTGGTTCTTCTTCTTTGGTTTCTTTTGAGTTTTCAGATATTTTAATGTTTATATATTCCCCACCTCTTCGATCAGCATATAGAATTTCACCAGAATAAAATTTACCATTAAAAATAATTCCTTTTTCAAGTGATAATTTTTTGAAAACACCATTATAAATAACACCATTAATCATAGTCCCATTTCTCCAATCAATATCACGAATTACACCATAAACAAATGTTCCGTTATAAAAAATACCAGAATTAATAATCAACGTTTTATTTTTTATTTCTAATCTAACGTTTTCGATCTCACAATCAATAAACCAACCCAAATCATTTTCTAATAATAATTCATCAATTTCATATTTCTTGTTGTATATTTTATCTGAAATCTTTAATTCTTTATATCTCATTCTTTATATATTTTTTAAATTAAATGTGATTTGAACCACTTTTTATCTATATATAAAAATTAATAAGTAAAAAATAATAAAATTAATATGGAATCATATAAAAATAGAGAGACTGGCGAAATAGTAAGAATAATAACTGATGATAATAATCATTATATATTAGATTCTGGTTCAAGAGTTGATAAGAAATTATTTACACAACAATATGTGGTTATGACAGTTGATATTAATAATACAATTGAAGAACAAGTACAACAAATTCCACAACAACCAGTAACACAACCACAACAACCAATACAGACACCCCAAGCACCAAATGCTGGTGTTGATCCAAATGCATTCTTTTCGACACCTACAAATATAGATGGTATTGAAAAGGTTGATACTATGGATTCAAATTTAGCACCACTGGATACTATAACTCAGGTACAAAATACCCCACCAGATAGACAACATAATACTGCACAACAAACAACAGCAGTTTCAGAAGTAAGTATGGAAGAACAAAAAGAAATGTTATTAAATAAGGTAAATAATGCACCTAATGCACCAGTACAAGGAAATGTGATCCCAGATCCACAAAATCCAACAAAGCCAAAAAAACAACTTGATGAGAATGGGTTAACAACGCAACAAGAATATATCAGACAACAACAAATGTCATTAAATGGTAAAGATCCTTTTGCTGAAAAAATAGCACAATATCGTGCTGCTAATGGTCAAGCACCATCACCAGTACAAAACCCACAACCACAACAAGTACAAAATACACAACAACCAGTGGTGGTTGATAGTGCGGAAGCTGCTGTTCTTGGAATGTTTAAGACCTTTAAAAGAGTTCATCCGATCAAAATAAAATTACAAATTAATGATAAAATTGGAAAACCAGCATTAATGGAACTTGTTTTAGATGGTATGGAAGGTGATATTATTCAATTTTATACTGATGAAATATTCAACTTATATTTTTCAGATATTAATGCAATTAAATTGAATATCTATAAACAAATTTATAAAACTGTTTATAACGAAGAATTTGATGCAACTGAAGATGTTCCAGTTGAACCAAAAAAGATAAAAACTAAAAATATACCTAATGATCCACCACCTAATGATATTATACCGAATGATGATACAAGTCAAGTAGAATTAATATCCGCAGGTAAAACAAAAGCAGGTAAACAAAAATATTATTTTCTTGATAAAGGTAAAGTTGTTTCTTTATTATTAGCAACTGGTGTAAAAAAGAAATTAGCTCCAGCATTAAAAAAAGATATTAAAAATGAAAATAAAAAATAGATTTATAATTGAAGCTAATAGAATTAGACAAGAATATCTTAGTGAAGTTGATATTTTATTATCAAAAGAAACATTATTCAATACACATAAAGATAGAATAAATTCGATAATGGGTGATGTTAAAAAATATATAGACACACACCAAAATACAGAACATGACCAAATAACTGAGGATTTAAAAAATGAATTATTTACAATTGAAAGTTCTATGACAACAATTCAAACTGATGTTGAAAAACTAACAACAAAAATTAAAGATTTGGATAATGAATCAAAAAAGTTATATGGAATGATTGCTGAAGAACATCCAGAGTTATCAGAAGCGGAAATACAGAAAGAAATACTTTATAGTATTAAACAATAAAAAAAAAAAAGGAAATCATTCGATTTCCTTTTTTTTGATATTTAGTGTAGTTAATATATCTTTTATTTCCCCACATTTTTCATATTCCTCATTCAATATTAATTTATCCAATTTTTCTTGGTTAAAAGAAATTTGTTCATTAATAATATCCAAATTATAATAATCATATGCTATGAATTTTTCAATAATTGATCCATATTTAGATAATCTTGGGATTTCTTTTTTTACTTCTTCTGGAAGATCTAAGTTGTTATTTATTTTTTCTAATATTTCATCACTTAAAAACTTATTAGCTTTTATACTATGTATTAAAATTTCTTCAAAATCATCAATTTCAACACTACAATACTCAACCCCACTTTCAAAGGCAATAGTAACAGAATTCAATAATATATTCCATTTCTCATCGTAGGGCTTACCAATTGCGTTTCTTATCGCAATTTTTTGTCCAACTACCCAAGTCAATAATATTACTAATTCTTCCGACTTTAATTTTGTTAAATCTACTTTCATTTGTGGAGGTGTGGGGACTCGAACCCCAGTTACAAACGCACACGTTAGTCATTTTCTACAAGTTTATTGTGTTTTTCTATAACACACAAAATATTCATCTTTTAGCTTTTTATCTCTCCATGTTTCTTCGATGAAGAAATTCCACACTTTGAGGGGCAACGAGTGTTTGGTTTGTGTTGCAGTTAGCTCTAAGCTAACACTACATCTTCAACAAGTGACTCGAAAACACTTGATGTTAAAGAAGTACGGATACTTATCATATCCTCAACGTTTGATTGACTCGCGTCATTTAAAATTTGTATTCCGTTATTTATTAATCGCTACAAAACAATGCGATACTTGCTTATAAATATTGTTATGCACTGTCTTACCAGTTCACCCCCATATTTAAAAATTATATATAAATATAATTAATACTTTTTTTTCTATTTTTCTTCAACTTCTATCTCAGTAGAATTTTTCAATAATTGCATTAAATATTCCCTTGATAGAATAAATGGTTCAGTATTAAATCCATTAACTGTTTCTTTGATAATTATATCATCTAATGTATCTAATGTTATATTTATTTTTTCTTTTGCTTCTTCATTAAGAAGTGCAAAGTTATCAATATTATTCCAATCAATAACCATTGTTATTTCAGCAAAAGGTTGGTCTGGTTTCACTATCTGTAACATATTCTCATTCCAAGTATTTTCGCTATTAATTCTATCATTAACGATAGCCTCATCAACATCAGATGGGATATTTATTACTTTACCAACTAAATATTCATTCTCTCTACGATTAATGAAATATAATTCTTTTGTTTCAACCATATACTAATTCTTTTTTTTTATTATATACAAAAATAACATTTTTGTTTAATAAAAAAAACTTTTTTCTTTATTTTTTAATGTTTTTAACAAATTAAAAATTTGGTTTAATATCTTTGCCATTTTTTTCCATATCTTCTCTAATCAATTTCTCAATATATCTTGATCTTAATATTTCATTTTCTTCTAAATATTTATCCATAAGTTCATCTAATTCTATAATAGTTTCGATTGCCATCTCAGTTTTTCCAGAACTTGGTGAACTACCTAATACATATGGTTGTTTAGAACCAAATTTTCTAATAATATCTGAAACTATTGGTTCTTGATGTGGATACATCGTTAATCTTTTCTTCAATTCTAATTCCATGATTTCTTTCTTTAAGTATCAAAGATACAAAAAAATATAATCATCACAAACATTTTTTATATATTTCCTTAATATATTTCCAAAAATGATACTTTTTGACTTTTAAATTTTTAAATTTTATTATATTTTATTCTAAAATTTCCAAAATAATTTCTATTTGATTCGTTCTAATGAAATAAATTCCCAATTTTTGCATGTTTCTGTGTTTTTTGTTTTAGATATTATTTTTCCATTATTTAACCATTTTTTCAAAAAACTCATAGACAAATTATTTTTTATTGCAAAATCATCAACCATTTTTCTACCATCAAAAGTATATTCAATATTTACTGGAGATATTAATTTATATCGAATTCTTGGTTTCTTTTTTGATATAGACATTTTTTTAGACATTTCTAATTTAGTTTCATTTGATATATTTCTATTTTTTGCCCCATTACTCATATTCTTCCTACTTTTAATTGTGTGTTTTCTGCCTTTATTCTTTGCAGCGATTTTATTTATTGTTTCTTGTGATCTTTTTTTACCTTTCAGCTTCAATGCCCTTTTATCTTTCGTTTCTTGTGTTTGTTTAATTCCTTTATGAGCATCACTCATATTCTTCCTACTTTTAATTGTGTGTTTTCTGCCTTTATTTTTTTTACTATTTGCTTTTGATAACTTTTTCCTCATTTCTGGATCATTCCACATTTTTGTTAATGTATCAGAAGAGTATTTAGAACATTTTTCACGAATTTCACTATATATTCTACATGATATTTTTAAGTTTGTTTTATTGCCATCATTACACATATAAAAAAATGCATATGATGTTTTTTTATTTCTATGTATTTTCCAAAGTAAATAATGTGCAATATAATGTTCTTTAGCTGTTAGTAAAATTTTATTTCCTTTATCATTCGTTCCACCCATAGACTTCATTACTATGTGATGTTCTTCGTAATATATGCCTTTTTGCTTTTTTCTATTTAATAATTTTCTTGTTTTTATGAGGTTATTATAATGTAATACATAATTCATAATAGATTTTTTATTTTATATATAAAATAAAAAATCTCACTTATTATATAAATAAGACTTATTATAAGTTTTATTTATGATAATCTTCATTATATTTCATTAACCATTCTTGTTTTGGTCTATAATCAGTATTCTTGAAATATTCATATAGATATTCCCAATCATTTTTTGCATCAAATGATGCTTTGTCATCTAATAGAGAATTAAAATAAAATTTATTTTCATAATAACCAAATGCTCCATTTTTTTCATTTATTTCTGGATTTTCATTAATATAATCAAAAACAATATTATCGTCTTTGAATTTTTTTATGTATATTTCTATTTCTTCTGGATAAGATGATGTAAACATAATTAATTTAATATCTGCCCTTTTTGACATTAATTGTAATGTTTCTTTGGCATAAGGATAATAATCTATTATTTTACTTTCTTTACGGTAATCTGGTTTTGATACTGTTCCATGAATATCAATACTGTGATATGTTTCAAACCAATGTTTTTTTTCAGCATGTTTAAACATTTTTTTTATCCATTGAACTATAGTTGGATCATGATCTTTCAGATATTTTTTAAATACATCAATAATATCAGATGTTGGTTTATCAGATAGTCTAATCTCATCAACAAATGAATACATTTTTTCTTCATCTTTTTTATCTAATTTCATAATTTTACCATTTTGATACATCAGTTAAATCTAATGTTGTTTTTGCTAAATCACTCCAAACAGTAATACCAACCCCAATACCATCTGGTCTAAATCGAAATTCAAATAAGCCATATTTACCATGAATTATTTTTATGGCTTCTTGCCATTTTTTAAGTTTTACTAAATCTTCTTTATCTAATTCGAATTTCATATCAATTATCATTTAAAAAATTTATTTCATCTTCATTTAAGCTTTCATATCCAGAAATACTTATCTTATCTAATAATACATCAAGATTATATCTTATTTTTTGTATTGGTAATGATTTACCAATTTGAATATTATCTATTAATGTATTATCATTATATTCATTACTTAAATATATTGCTACATTATTCATTTGTGAAAGATACCATTGCTGATTTTTAACAATTACATCTTGATTCACATTATTAATGTGTGTAACTTTATCATTAATTATCCCATAATTAATAATTTTATCATTATTCTCTTTCACATTCCATCGGGATTTATACCAACGGTATCCGATAAATACCCCAATGATCAATGATATAATAGAAGTTATAAATAATTGCATATTTAATTATTATTTTTTACAAATTTATGTTTTATTTTTCAATAAAACGAATTTTTTTCAAATTATTTAAATGTTCACCTTTATCTGGTGTATATTTAGCATATTTAGTGTCTTTTAACCAATCTTTTATAGTTTTTGATATGATACTATAAGATCCATTAATATTGTCCCAAATCAATCCATTTACAAAGAACATATTATTCGTTACATCCAACTCAAATAATATATTAGTTTTAATTTCTTTTGGTTTCAAATCAATAATCACATCAACATTTTTCAACATATTGAATTTTTTAAGCCTAATATAGTTTGGGATATAATAAAAATATTGATTTTGTTGTTCTTTATTATCATCAATAATTGTATAAATTTTACAACTCTTCAAATGTGTTACAACAAATTCCTTATCTACTGTACTTGGGATCTTAATCATCGTCAGCTTTCATTTCATTGCATATTTTACACATGATCTGATAATTTATTAATTCATTCACACCACCTTTTGATTTTGGTACAATATGATCAATAGTCAATAATACTTCTTCATTGTCAATATAACCATATAAATCTAAGTGTAATCCACCACCTTTATCTTTTTCCAATGCAAAGAAATATCCAGAAACCCCACAATTAACACATATCAATCCTTTTTTATAGAAGATGTTTGCACGTTTACAATTTATTCTATAACCATTAGTTTCCCAATATATTCGCTTAGGATTCTCTTTAATCCACTCGAAAACTTCTTCAATCGTATATATCCTAATACGTTCCATTCCATTATGGATAGGTATTATTTTATCTTTTTTCATATCTATTATAGTATTTTTGAAAATAAAAGTTTTATATATAATAAAAAAATATAATGAAAATTATGAAAATATAAAAACCTTTGAAAATTTTAAAAATAGTACTATTATTCCAAAAGGATATACAAAAGATGACCAAGGTGGATATAAGCATGAATTAGGATATAAAATACTATTTCGTTCTGATGATGTACAAAATACGCAACAAATAAAACATGATTTGGGTGTTAAAGATATATATAGTGTGGTTGATTTAGAAGGTCATGATCCAGTTGGTGAGTATGTTGGATTAGAAGATGCATTTAGTATAGTTGCTCAAGAAATCGCATATAGTTTAGGTTATGAAGAAGTTCTTGGGTATGGGTTTGAAGATGCTATTGTTGGTGGTGCAACATTTAATGATAAAACAAAAATTCTTCAGAGAATTAAAGATGGTGATTACACTAAAAAAGCAAACGAAAGTCATACAACCAACAACGAAATTACTGATATTGAATCAGAATTAGAACAATATAAACCATACTCATTATTACATAATGGATATAATGTTGATTCACAAGTGGAAAATCGTGGAATCATAACACATTCTGTGTGGATTACATATAAGCATGTAGATCATCCAGAAACATATAATTATGATAAATTAGAAGAAGATTTTATAAAAAATACATCATTCGATGAAGTTGAAGTAACAAGCACTAAAGATAGTATAACATTTACTGTAAATGTATATGATTTTGATAAACAAAGATAAACTAATGGATAATATAAAGACATATAAACAATTCAATGAAAATAACATCAATGTTGATTTAGATAAGCAATTAACAGAATTGGGTTATCGTTTTACTTATTATGATGATAATGTGAATGATGTACCAAAAGAAGAAGCAAAAGTATTACATATTGGGTTTCATGAAGATGAAGATGGTAATTATGAATCAATCTTTAAAGAAATAAAAATTCCAAAGAAGAAAGAATTAGATTTAGAATATGTGATGAATAAAATAAATACCGATAAGATATATAAAAATTTTTCAAATAAATTCAATGATATATTGAAATCAAATTCAAATGTATCAGCATATCCAACATCATATGGTATTGGATTCTTCGCATTATTTAAATCACAAGAAACAAAAGATCAAATTGAAGAAATATTAAATAGACACAATATTAAATACTCAACTGAATATTCTGATGCTGGTTATGTATTTAGATATAAAATTTCGAAATCAAAAGAGAATATCGAAAACATTGATAAAATGTTATAAAAATAATCTAAAAAGCCCTATCATTTATTTGTTAGGGTTTTTTTTATTCGAATATTTTTTATACCTTTATAGAGAATTAAAAAAAATCTATATGGAAACTATACAAATTTTAAGAATAGAACACCAAGAAACAAAGCAGGGTTTCCACATGCACCACCCAACAACAGAACCAATGGAATATAGTGAAATGCAACACCGCATTCAACATAACCCAGAACCACATGAAGATGGAATAAATAACTTCCATTATGGTATGTTGAGTGGATTTCAAACAATTAGGCAAATGACAAACTGGTTAGGAATGTATATTAATTATTGTTTAAGGCAAAAATTCGAGATACAAATTATTGAACTACCTATAAAAGATGTCCAAATCGGAGAAAGTCAAGTATGTTTCAACCAAACAGAAGATACAAAAATAATTAAAAGGTTTGTTGGTGAGTCTTATACAGATATATACAAAGAATTAGAAGTAGTTTTTAAGAAAAAAGAAGATGTTGTTTGGATAGATTAGAATAATTAACTACCTATTAATATTATTGTCATCAATATTAAATGAATCTTTATTTTTAATTGATTTGATTTGATTTGAATTAAATACTGCAAACGATGTTGTTCTACCTTCTCTCGCTTCAATCCCATCATAACCTTTTTCGATCATTAATGATTTAAACCTTTCACTATTAGTGATATTATATAAATTAACCCCACCACTTTCCTTAAAAATTTCTTCAAGAATTTCAACATCAATTTCAACTAATTGTGATAAGTAATTTAGATTAGTATTATTTACAATACTATCTATATCTGCAACATATATTGGGTTTTCTAATCTAAGATATACTTCAAAAATAAATCCTTTTCCTTTTCTAATATCTATAAAGGCTTCTGCATATGATTTGTTTCGTGTAAACCATATGGGTATTTTATCATTAAATGTACTAAATCTTCTATTTCCACTACTTCCATGATACATTACTAATGGATCACCATTAGAATCTACAACTTTTGAATTCCCGAACCATTTAAAAAAAATAGTACTTTGAAATTTCTCAAATAGTTTTAAATATTTCATAAACTAACATATTTTTGTTAGTCTATATATAAATTAATCAAGATTGAAATCTTAGTTAGATTTTTTTCGTTTAAATATACATTTATATTTAAAATTCGTTCTTATTTCCATTAGTAATAATCCTAAATGATTTTCCCCAACACCATCTTTAACAGAAACACCCCAAAATTTATCATTCCAATTATTCCATTCGATAATCTTATCATGATTTGTTGCTAATAATTTTTCCTTCCATTCTGGTTGATTAAATTTTTCAATTAATGCTGTTCTCATAACATCAATTTTTATAGCATCCCATTCAGCTTCAGTCTTATTTTCTAACTCCCGAACCTTATGTTTTGAAGTATGTGGATCTAACTTAGCAATATAATCATGATCAGTCACATTTGTTGTTTTCATTGCTTGATAATAATTTTCAGTTGAACCATATTTCTTACCATCTACAACAATATCACAAGGAATCATATTGGAAAACCAATTATAAACCCACTTATTTTTATAAATTATATTTTTTTTATATTTATTCCAATTCATTTCTCCCAAGTTTCGTGGTCATTATCATATGACATTTTTACATAGCAACTATATTCACCAAAAGGCATTTTTTGAAAATAATTCAAAAATGTTGCATTAAATTCATAGAAACCCATATAATCGTTTTTGCCTAATATACTTGTGTGTGGATTTTTGGATATATCTGGAAATTTTATTTCTTCATCAAAAATGTACATACACTCAGCCCACCCAAGGTGTTTTTTAAATACTCTATATTTTTTCATAAATTCTCATTTAATATATGAATAAATGTTTCAATATTTTCATATAAATCAACACCTTCATTATTATTTATTACGTAATCGGATATTCTGATGTTTTCTACATCTGTTTTTTGTATAGATGTTATTTTATCGAACATTTCGGAACTAATCTTATCCCGACTTAATGTTCGTTTCTTTCTTGTTTCATAATCAGATATAACAGCAATATTATAGTTTAAATTAACATAGAATCCAGTATCGAATAATATTGCAGATTCATATAATACTATTTCTGAATCTTGTTTTTCACACCACTTATTGAATTCACCATACACGAAACTTTCCATTTTTCTATTTAGTAGATTCCGAATATATTTATCATTAAAAATAATATCTCTAATAAATGGCTTATTCAATTCATCACCAACATAAGCATCATCACCAACAATACGTTTTATTATTTGGATGTTATTTTTATCTAACATATAGTCCCTTGCAATATTATCCGTTTTAAATACTGGATAACCATATACTTCTTTAATTATGTTGGCTACGTATGATTTACCGCTTCCAATGCCTCCAGTGATTCCGATCTTGATCATAAATCATATTGTTTAAGTGTATATAATATATCTATTTTAGATTTTGTGTTTTTTCTTAGAATTTCACGACCTTTTTTTATCTGGTTTTTTACATTAGATAAATTAATATCTAATCTTTGCTTAATTTCTTCGTATGACATCAATTCTATTTCACGAAGAATTAAAATGTCTTTATACTTCTTTTGTTTAATTGGTAAATTATGTATTGCATCACGAACAATTTTTGCCTTGGCTGTTTCCAATTCAATTTCAGCATTCCTTTCAAATGCATCATCATATCTTAAAAATAAACTAATTTTAGTATCTTCTGTTTTATGTGTATTGGTATTAACATCTCTATCCATCGACAATACTTGTAATCTTTTATCATCTTTGAATTTTTTTATACACATATTTCTAGCAATAGAAAATAACCATGTGTGGGCTTGAGATTGTCCACCATCATATTCCCCTATTTTATCTAAAAATCGCAAAAATGATTCAACAGCCAAATCCTCTGATTCTTTTGTGTCTTTTGTCCAACCATTTAAGAAGAATATTAACTTTGGTAATTGTTCAGCATAAAATTTACTAAAAACTAAGTTTGTTTTTTCATTAAATTTTTGTTCGAATTTATTCATAGATACTATTTATTTTTTAGTTATTTTATTTAATATATAATGTATGAAATATATACAATCATATAAATTGTTTGAAAATATAAATTCTTTTTCTAATCATCTATCTAAGTTGATTAAAGCGTATGATATAAATTTTTATTTTTTAAAAAATAAGACACAAATATATGCATATGCAACAATTTTGGAAATATTATTAAAAAACGAAAATATAAGTCTTACTCAATATGAAATAATTTTATTAGTTACATATTACCTTTCAAAAAAATACAGCGAACCAAATAATAATACTTTAGATGTTCTTATAAAACAAAAAAAGTTTGAAAATTACTTCACTGATATATCAAAAGTATTTATTCAAATTGAGAATTTATATGATTCTATTTATAATATAAGAACAATCGATTCGAAAAACAAGTTTTTATTATATTATTTTAAAATAATTGGTGAAATAATTGATGTTTATAAATTAAACTTCCAGAATACCCTACATTTATTAGCTAAAAACGATATAACAATAAAAACAAATGTATATGATATTTCTATATCATACGAACACTTGTTAAATATTTTACGAAAAAAACTTAATTTCTAGTTATTAAACTTCAATTGTTGTAATTCTGGAAAAAGATTCCCTAACGAATTTGAGTTATCCTCTTTAACTTCTTTAATATATTTATGTTTAATTTTTTTAGAATTAAAAATATTTTTTGCATCATCTTTTGAATGTGCAGAAGTCTTAAATTCTTTAATTTTTTCAACTTCATTTCCTTTCGGATTTCGATAGGTTTGTGATACGTAAGTTACTTTATACATCATAATTTTTATTTTTGTTTATTTTATTACTTTAAATCCTTTTTTTTCGCATATTTCTATTGATTTATCAGTTATATCACAACCAATAAAATCTCTATTATATTCTTTTGCAACATCAAATGTTGTTCCACTTCCACCGAACCCATCAAATACCAGATCCCCCTCATTAGAAGATTGTAATATTATTCTTTTTAATAAATCAAATGGTTTCTGGGTATCATAAACCAATCCTAATTTATTAACGAAACTTTTACGTGATCCGATTGATTTTAAATCCCAAATATTTTGAATGTATTTAGAATCATAATCTTTAGCATATTGAATTTTCCTTGGAACATTGTTTCTTGACCATTCAATATCACCATTATCATCCATCAATAACATCTTATCTGGTATAGTTGCCCAATGTCTTCCTTTTGGTAATGATATTAATCCTTTTGTTGGGTGTTCCCAATCCTTTCCAGTGATTCCATTACTTCCACCTTTTCCATGCATAGGAACTGTGGTATATTGATTACCATCTTCATCAATTTTATTATACTGTTTCTTTAATTCAGCATCACTTTTTTGCTCTTGAATATAATTCCAAGTATAATCTTTTGATTTAGTGTAATAAAGTATATTATCGTAGATTCTACCCCAATTTTTCGAATTATTTTTAGCATTTGTTGCTTGCCTAACAATATCATTCTTAAACATGTCATATCCGAACACCTCATCTAAAATAACCTTTAAATAATGTGAAAGATGCCAATCACAATGAATATAAATTGATCCAGTATTTTTTAATATTCTTTTCATTTCTAAAAACCTTGGCTTATAGAAATCAATAGCTTCTTTTGGATCAGAAAAAAGAGTATCATCATAATCAACAATATCCTTACTATTTGTTCCATATAAAACATCAGAATAGATTAAATCAACAGATTCGCTATCCATTTGTTTCATTATTAATAAATTGTCGGCTTTGTAGATTATGTTCTTTCTCATATAAATAAACTATACCCATTATAGTATAAAAATTAAATTAAGTTTATTTTTTTATTGATTTATTTTCAATGGCAAATATAATAACAATAAACCAATTGTACAAATTAATATATACATCAAATAAAAAAAATATTACTATGAAACATTTAAAATCTTTTGAAATATATGAGAATAACGAAAACAAAGCAACAATATGGAAATTGTTATTAGAATCAAGAGAATCGGGTTGGTATGGTGAAGAATTAGAAGAATCTACCGAATGTGTAAAAATAGATAATGGGTGGTTAACCATGTTAACAAATCTTACTGAAACTCCAGAATTAATAGACGTAAAAAAGAAGATCAGTGAAAACGAATTTGATTTATGGGAAGGCGAATTTTTAGAAGAAACATTTGTGTGTATTCTAACAGAGGATCTATTCGAAGATGATGGTAAACTTCTTGTTAAATATAATGGTTGGATGGATGATATAGAAAAAATATTACTATAAGCTACATCTCAATATTATCACTTCGAAGAATTTTTTTTATTTCTTCTAATAATTCATATTGTGTATGTTCCATTATAAACACATTATCAAACTTATCATAAAATTGTTTCATGATACCACCAAGGATTTTTCCTTTTAAAAATGGGTATGTATCCATAACCAATTTACCATTGAATTTTTATTTACAATGCTTATCCAGATCATCAATATCACGCAATATTTCTATTTGCTTAATTAAATCTGATTCTGGGAAAAAGTCATAGATTAAACCTAAATAAATATATTTATCTTTACTGAAAGAATAATTATTTGTTATTTCCTTAGTATTCACATAATCAATGAAATCTTTATATGTTTCTCTTTTTAAATTACGCTTTCTATCGATTGATGTTAAATTTTCTTCGATGAAATTATCTTTAACAAAATATTTAGATGATATAATATAATCAAAAATTTCTTTTTTTGTTTCAAAGCCATTACAATAATCCTTATAATTCAAGCCAAAAAACCCATGAATTTTACATTCATCTTTACTAATAACAATATTTCTAACAAGAGAACCAGCATTACCTCTAAATGGAAACACTAACCCAGAAAAACCATATTTTAAATTGAATTTTTTTGCTAATTTACCTATAAGGTTTCCAGTAGGATCATATGAATAGAAATATGTTGAATCCCAATCTTCACCATCAACAACAATAATATCTACTTGGTAGTTATCATATGCAAACGAATGAATATATTTATTAGTATGAATATGATCTACACCAAATTCTTTTCGAATTTCGTCTGGAACAATTAACCCATTTGAAGATTTTAATAATAAATCTAAATCCCCATGTGTTGTTTTATTCGCATAATATTTAACTATCCGAACATCACTATTGAATATTTTTTCAATTCGTGGTTTTACTTCAGATAATATTCTTTCGTGTTCAACTGTTGTTTTTCGTTCAGTAGTTATACCAAATCTTAATAATGCTCTACCTCCCATAATCAATATCTTATTTTTTCAGCATCTAATAAAACTTTATAATTTAATTTATAAATCATAAAATTATATTGTGTTGGATGCGTTTCTTTTATTTTTTCTAAACGATTTTTTTCTTCTTTTTTATTTTCTATATGTATTCCAAATAAACAAAACATGCAACCAGTTCTATCATAACCCATATCATATATTACTGAATACTCCAGCTTATAATGTTTTATATAATCCCATATGTCTTGTTCTGACCATTCGCTTAATGGTCTGGATTTTGGTTTTTTTGAATTAAAATTATTAATCCCATATCTATTAAAATCCACAGTTCTTAAGCTACTTTCATTAGCCATTATCCCAACAAATGGTCTATTCCCAGTTTTTCTTTCATATTTACCAACTGGATACTTTTTTAAATAATTACAACACTTTGCTGTAACATCAAATGGTTCATCAAGTAATCTAAGCCATTTTTTAGATACTTTACCATAACCAGTACCATCAGCACCATTTAAACGAATATTTCTTAATTTATCACTTTTTGTGGTTTTTATCTCTTCAATTTTTTGTGCAGTTTCTTTTGATGGTTATGGAATACCATGTTCTTCAATTACTTTTTTAAATTGTTTAGTTGGTTTTAACCAAGCAATATTATCAAATTTTTTAACGAAATCCCTAATTTCTGGGAATTCTAAGCCAGTATCTAAAAAGATCCCTTCAACATCTGGATATATACTCCGAACTAAATGTAATAATACTGTTGAATCTTTTCCACCAGAAAATGATACATAAGTCTTACCATTCATTTTTTCATAAAAATCAATAATGTGTTTTTTTGAGTTTTCAATTTTATCTACTAATTTCTCTGTCATTTTTTAATTTGGTTAATTTTTTTTCACGTCTTAAACTTAAAATAACATTTCCAGTGATCTTATAACTATCAAAGATACTTAAAATATTTATATTTTTTGGTAAATGTTTGATAATATTTTCATATTGATCATTATTTATTTCTTTATTTTCAAATTTATCAATCAATTCATAAAAACTTTGGTTTTTTACCGTATAATTAACAATAGGCTTATAGAAAATATTAAGATATGTAGAAAAAACTTTTGTTGGAAAATCATTCCGCTTACTCGATACTATATCAAACAACATATTATTTTGAAATCTTGAGTTTGTCTTTACATTCTTATAATCATGGAATAATCTATATTTTTTGATTAATATTGTTGACCATAAGCGTAGTATAGAATAGGATGTTTTATCCTTATATTTTTTGAGTCTTAATTGATATTTTCTCTTAATAATATTACCCATATTATCAGATCCATAAACAAAATGAACAAATACTTCAATTTTTGAAATTCTGATTATTTTGAGTTCTTTTCTTAAACCATAATTATAAATTTCAATTTCGTGTTTTTTCGCAATAGTATTGTATGCACTATCTTTGTGATCTGGAAATAATTTACGTAATTTAGAATAATCAATACCATCTGTGAATATATCCCCATCAGAATTCCAAAACACATTATGATATAATTCACAATCATTATTATCACAAATATTTTTATCTGATATTACAATAGATTCCATAACATCACTAAATTCAAATGTTCCATCTTTAATCAATTTGTCCTTACAATAAGGACAAATTGGGGCATAATTTATCATATATTATTTTTTAAATGTAATATGAATTTTCTTATCTTTAATAGTTAAATTAATTGTAGAGCCTTTCTTTGGTTCTTGCTTCAACACTTCTTCTGATATTTCATCTTCAATTAATTTCTGAATACCTCTTTCAACTGGTCTTGCACCATATTCTGGTTCATAAGTTTCAGTAGTTATATATTCAGCAACTTTTTTATTCCAAGTCAATTTATATCCAACAGTAGAAACTCTAGCCTTTAATAAGTTTAGATGTATTTCAACAATCTCAGATATATTTTCTTTTGATAATCTATTGAATGTCATTATTTCATCAATTCTATTGATAAATTCTGGTGCAAACGTTTTCTTTAATGATTTTTTAATGTCACTCTTAACTTTTTCATTTGTCGCAAACTCAGATTTTTTATTGAACCCAAGATCTCTACTATTATCTTGTGCATCTTTTATTCCAATATTTGATGTCATGAAGATGATACAATTTCTGAAATTAACTAATCTACCATTACTATCCGTTAATCTACCTTCATCCAATATAGATAATAATATATTAAATACATCTGGATGTGCTTTTTCAATTTCATCGAATAATAAAACACAATAGGAATTTCTTCTTACTTTTTCCGTTAATTGTCCACCTTCTTCATGACCAACATAACCGGGTGCTGCACCAATAAGTCTTGAGATGTTTATTTTTTCACTATATTCTGACATATCAAATCTGATTAGATTACCATCAAATAGTTCATCAGCAATAATTTTTGTTAATTCTGTTTTTCCTACTCCAGTTGGACCTAATAATATGAAAGATCCGATTGGCTTATTAGTATTCGATATTGAAACTTTATTTCTTCGTAATGTTTTCGATACCATTTTCAATGCCTCTGGTTGACCAATTAATTTATTACCCAATACTTCTTCAAGGTGAATGAATTTATCCCTATCATCTTCACTTAATTTTGTTATCGGAATTTTTGCAGTCATTGAAATAACTTGTTTTATTTCTTCAACACCGATTTGTATAGCATAATCATCAGGATTATCTTTCATTACTTGTTTTCTATCAGCTAATTCCTTTTCTTTATTATTTCCTTTATCTCTAAATGTTGCTGCTTGTTCAAAATTTTGATTAGTGACAGCAGTTGTTTTTTGTTTGAATATTTCATCAATTTCTATATTCAATTTTTTAATATCTTCTGGAATTTCACGATGTAATTGTGTTCTTGATCCAGCTTCATCTATTATATCAATTTCCTTATCTGGGGAAAATCTACCATCTAAATAGCGTTCACATAATGATACACACGCATCTAATGCTTCATCAGTATATCTAACATTATGATATGATTCATATTGACCTTTTATAGATTGAAGTATTTCACGTGTCTGTTTAAGAGTTGTTTCATCAACAAATACTTTCTGGAATCTACGATCTAATGCTTTATCTTTTTCTATACTATTTTTATATTCTTCAAATGTTGTAGCACCAACACATTGTAATGTTCCCCTTGATAATTCTGGTTTTAAAAGGTTTGCTGCATCCATTGCACCACTTGCACCACCAGCACCAACCAAAGTATGAATTTCATCAATGAATACAATATAGTTATCATGAAGTTTCAATTCATTAATAATAGCAGCCATTCGTTCTTCAAATTGTCCACGATATTTTGTTCCAGCGACAACCGAACCTAAATCCAGAGAAAATATTTCTTTATTTAATAATGGTGTTGGTGCAGTCTTATCAACAATTTTTAATGCTATCCCCTCCATAATTGCAGTTTTACCAACCCCAGATTCACCTATTAATATAGGATTATTTTTCTTTCTTCGACTTAATATTTGTGCAACCCTATCAATTTCTTCACTACGACCAATCACTGGATCTACATTACCATTACGTGCTAACTGTGTTATATTATCAGAAAAACCATCTAATACTGATTTTGTTTTTTTTGTATCTTCATCATACTCGCTTAACTCGCCCATATATTTTTTTTATTTTTAATTATTAGTATTTTCTATTATATCCTAAAAATTTACTTTTGTTTAATAGAAATGCAAATATAGATTATTTTTTTAGAAATTAAAATATTTTTTAGAAAACTTTTTTCTTTTTTTATATTATAATAAATAAAAACAATCAATTTGAAAACTAATAAAAATTATTTAACATTATTTATACCAGAACGATTTCTATATTTAAAAGACAGCAAACAAATTATTTATAATGGAAAATCATTAAATACTGATTTCATAATTAATATTATGCATGATTTATTATTGAAATTTTATCGAGCAAAAGATAGATATTATGATTTAGATGATACCAGATTTAATTTATCATCACAAATATTGAAAAAAATGTATGGTAAATATTATAATTATTATATAAATTACTTGATAGATTATGATTTTATTGAAACATATTCAAATTATTTTGTTGGTAAAAAAGCAAAGACTTATCAATTAGTAGATGCTATCGAAAAATCTACAAGAGTAAGGATATATAATAAAACCTTACTAAAAAAGCACACATTTGATTATATTTATACTAATTTTTTAACAAAACAAGAAACCCCAATAGATAATAATCTCAAAAAAATATTATTATATGATTTAAAAAGTATAACTATTGATTATGAAAAATCTGTTGAATGGATTGAAAAAGAATATGCAGAAAATGGACTATCAGAACCAAAATATATGAAAAATCTAATGTCTATTGATGGTATTGAATCTGGAAACTTATTTGCTAAATTTGATAAATATGGTAGATTCCATACTAACTATACAATATTAAAAAAAGATGTTCGAAACAATTTTTTAACAATAAATAATGAAAGAGTCCGAGAAATTGACCTACCAAATAGCCAACCATATTTTTTTGGGGTATATTTAAAGAATGAGATTGGTGAAGATTCATTTAATGAAGATATAAAGAATTTTATAGAATTGGTAAAGGATGGATTATTGTATGATTATATATTAGATAAAAATAAAAAAGAACTCATAGATAGAAAAGCCGCAAAAATTTTGACATATAGAGTTTTATTTGGAAAAAATAAAGATAAAAAACAAGAAAATGAAATTTTTAAAAAACTATTTCCAACGGTTTATCATTATATCAAAGAATACAAAAAATTAAACGAAAACTATAAATCATTAGCATATAAATTACAAAATATTGAATCAAATTTTATATTTAATAAGGTAGTAAAAGATATTAAGAAAAAAAACCCAAAAATCCAAATTTTTACTGTACATGATTCAATAATATATCAGGAGAGGTATAGGGAAGAAGTCGAATTGATTTTCAATAATCACCTAAAAGAGTTATTATAAAAATCAATATAACTCAGCACCACTAAATAATTAATTTTTAATATTCATATTTAGATAAAAAATGATTTTTTTATTTAATATATAAGAATAATAAAAAACTTAAAAAGTTAAAAAAAAAAATTAATTAGATTATGCCTATACAAAACAAAGATCTTGGTAAATATGATTTTCCTTCGATTTTCATTAATGAAATTAATAATTCATTAATTGAATTGCCAGTACAAGACGTATTAGTAAACTTAGTGCCAGGTGTTTCAAAAAAAGGTCCAGTAAACAACCCTATTTATGTAGCAAGTAAAACTGAATTTATTAGTATATTTGGTGATATTGATAGAGGATTAGAAAGAAAAGGTTCTTATTTTCACCGAACATGTATTAAAATGCTAGAAAGCGGTCCAATTTGGGCTTTAAATTTGTTAATGACTGACGATGATAGAGATAAAGCAAATTGGAAATCATTATCTTGTGCAGCAGAATACAAAAACGAAAATACAAAACAAATGCCTTATTCAAGGTTATTTAACAGACAAGATTTTTGGGTTCGTGATTCAGAAACATTTTTAGATTATGTAAATAATCCAGCAGTAGATTACGATAGATTATTACATTTATCAAATATTGGTAATAAAGTTACCACAACATTTGTATTCAAATCAAAAATAACTGGTTTTGATATTACAGCAGAAGATTGGTATGGTGGAGTTTCAAAAGTTCCAGCTTATATAAACCATAAAGATTGGGTATCAGATTATATGGTATCTGTATTAGTTCTTGATGGTGATTGGACAAATTATGATGTATTATCAGCAGATCAAAGATGGGGTAATTATTTCGATGAATCTGGATTAATGAAAGGTGTTGTTCAAGAATTTGTAGATGAACCAACAGTATCGACATTAGGTTTCTATGAAGCATCATTAATTCCTTATTTTAAAGATTTTGATAATAGAGATATGTATATTAAATCATTAATTAATAATGAAACAAATAAGACTGGTTTATTCTGTGCTTATTTTGAAGATGAATTATTAGATTCAGATTTTCCAATTGGAAAAGTTGATTTAATTGGTGATGGATTAGTTGGAGCAGATGAAACTTCAATTGAATTTTTAAGTTATAAAGAAGATATATTTGAAACATTACTATACAGCGAACAAACATTAAATGATTGTGGAAATGTATTTGGTAATTATAGTACAGAACTAACAAATGATTATATTTCTGGTAGAACATCAGAATGTACAAGTCATTATGTTCATGGAACAAAAATTACAGATCTTGCTTCAACATTAGTTGAATTAGATGGTGTTGCATTTTCTTCTGGAAAATCTTGGTTATATATGAATAACGCAATAGTTCCTGGAACACATCACCAAGTATTAGTTATTAATGATGAAATAGTTTTTAATGAAGATTACGATAGTATCACAGCAAACAAAATCTATTATGTAGAAGATGTTAGTGATGGTGGAAGATGGTTTACAATAACTGAAACAATCGGTGGTAATCCAGTTTCAATTGGTGTTGCTACATCAATAGATTTATATGTTCAGAGAACAGAAATAAATGTTAATTATGCATTACCATATTTCGCATTAGATAGTGCAAGATATACTTTCGATGAAACAAAAACTGAATACACATTTAAAGCTTTCACATTTACTGGTACACCAGACGTTAATTTAGAAAGATATGATGTATTATATATCACAAAAGGTGATGATGCTACCATTAATATTATGACTGGTGAGCAATCAACAAATGGTGCTGAAAAACCTGCATTTTTATTAGATTATAATGAAAATTTAATTTTAGGTTATGTTCATTTAACAATGACATCTGGTAATACACCTGCAACTGGTCAAACAGATATTGTAATTGAAGCAACTTATATGCCTATTACGATTGATACAGTAGGTTACTTACCATTAGAAGATATTGTTGCAAGTAGTGGTTTAACATCAACTAACTTCATCAAATTATCATTTGGTAATACAAGTGGAACAACAGATTATACAAATTATACACAAATCCGATATAGAAATGCTTATGATGAAATCGAAGGCAAATTAGATAACGGTACTGGTGTAATCATTTCAAAAGTTGATGGTTCTAAACTTTATATAACACAACAAAACTTTAGTTCTGTTGCTTGGAATACAACTTTCGATGGATATATAAAAATTGATATTGATGCACTTGATCCTAACGACTATTTTGATGATTATAAATGGTTAGTTTATTATTTAGATAATGAGTTTGTAATGAACGAAACATCTGCTGATAGATTATTAACATCTACATTACCAGTTGATGGTTTAGTTGGACAAGGACAAACAGTAAGTACTAATGCTGGAGTTATTGGTAAGTATTCAAACATATATTTAGATTACTATAATGGTAACTTAAATAATGGTGATTATGCTTATATTGATAATACTGGATCAGGTAATAAGATTTATCTTAAAGCTTGGATGCAAGATACTGACTTTTTAGTTGTTGATTTTGTAGATGAAGCATTTGTATCACCAGTTCAAATTCTGGATTGGGTTAATAATTATGGTTCAGAAATAACTTTCTATTCAAGTGATTCAAATTTCAAACAAAGTATTGAAATCGAAGAGTTTGATATGACAAAATTTCCTACTGGAGTTTACCAAATTAAAGTAGATGCAGTTAGATATTCTGAATTAGTTAAAGGTGATTTCATTGAAGCTTATTATGATGTAAATGATTTAGAGATTAATCAAGATCCAAGAAAACTAACAAGAATTGTTAGCGTATTATTAGATTCTGTTAATCCAGCATTAAAAGTAATTATTTGTGATGCACCAATAAAAATCAATTCGTATAATAAAATTGGTGGTGGTTATGATTATCAAACAACAACATATCCAACAATTGAAAAATATGTTGATACATACAAAGGTATTAAATTAATTCCATTTACAGTTAGTCAAGAATCTTTACCAAACGGTGAAGAAAATAGACAATCTGATATTTTAGATTTAATTCAACCAACTACTAATCTTGGTAAAGGTTTAATTAATAAAAATAAGATCAGTTGGAGATATTTAGTTGATGCTTTTGGATTAGGTTTAACATCTAAGTCGAAACAACAATATACTAATCTTTGTGGTAAGAAATTAAACTCTTTCGCATTTGTTAATGCACCATCAGCGAAGATATTGAAGAAATCAACAAACCCATCATTTATTAATGATGATATAACACTAAACACTACATACCTTAAAAATGGTGGTGATGAAACAAAGAACCCATCGTTCTTATATTCATTCTCTGAAGGTGCTGGTCGTTCAACTGTTGGTTATTTCTTCCCTTATCTTACAACTGATGATGATGGTACTCCAAAAGATGTTCCACCATCAGCATGGGTAGCTTCAACATATATGAAGAAATTTTCTTCTTCTTCATCTGCTATTCAAGCGTGGACAATTGCAGCAGGTATAAGTGATGGAACTGTTACTGATATTTCTGATGTTGAAGTTGATTTAAATGACGATGATTTAAAGAATTTATATGCAATGGGATTAAATCCAATTGTTAAGAAACTTAAAAATGGTTTCTGTATTAATTCAGAATCAACAGCATCAGTTTATCCATATACTTCATTATCTGTTATACATGCACGTGAAGTACTAATCGAATTAGAAAATGCGTTATATGACATGCTACTGCGTTACCAGTGGAAATTCAATACTGGACAAATACGTGCGGAAATCAAATATCGTGCTGATAAGATTTGTGAGGATATTAAAAAGAATGATGGTTTATACGAATTTGAAAACGTTATAGACGATACAAACAATCCTAACTATATCATAGATTTACAAATGGGTGTTTTAGATACATACGTTGAAATAATCAAAGGCATGGGAATGATTGTTAATAATATCACAATCCTTAAAAAAGGAGATATTCAATCAGGTGGTTTTAAAAGCTAAAATCATTTAAAATAAATAAAAGCCTTGGAATTTTCCAAGGCTTTTTTTTTAAGATATATTCTCAAGGACATTCTATTGGTCATATTGTCCTTGAGAATATTTTATTCTTTATTTATATATCAAGGACATTATTTTTCTGATTTAACTAAATCAACCAATTCTAAAAGATCATCAGCATCACTTACTTTATCATAAGACTCAGCATCATATACCATACTCGAAATTTTATTGTATATAGGTTCATCTAATATATTATTTAAAGTAGCCCAATCACTAAACCATGTATTTTCAACAACACGTTCATCAACCTTTTTATGATATTTTTTTTCTAATAATTTCTTCGCATCAACTAAATTCATAGAATAATCTCTAGGTTCAGAATTATTATTAACATATTCTTCAAGAGGAATCAAAAACAATTCTTCACGATCTTTGGAATTCATATATTCATATTTTTTTTGGCTATAATAACCACTATTAATATCTGATTGAATATCACCAACAGATAATATTTCAGTTGGTGGAACTAATTTTTCTTTTAATAATTTTGTGATAAATATATTTAATTTTTTATTATCCATCTTTCTTTATTTAATTAATACTATTACAAAGATAATTTTTATTTTTCAATTAACAAAATATTTAACAAAAAAAAAAGAAGCTAATGAATTAGCTTCTTTTTTATATAGAATGTATTTACTATTAAATTAATACATCATGGTTATCTGTAACAGTTATAGCCATAAATTGTTTCCAAGGGAAAAATCCTATGTCAGCAATTGCATATCTACTTCTAATTAGCATACGAGGAGCCCAAGTAGCTTCAGAAATTAAACTGATTGATTGTGCCATTAAGTAAGGTACGAAAACCAAACCAGGCTGCTCAACAGTATTCTTTCTTCCTAAGAAAATTCTGTTATCTTCCCATCTCATGTAAGGATCAACATAAATAGCAATCTGACCAATATTTCCCATTGGGTATAATTGTCCGTTTGTATTTAATTTACCCATATTAGCAGGATTTAATGTGTAACCAGCAATATCTTGTAAGATAGAAGCAATGTTACCATTTGTTACTAAGTATTGAGCTGGACCAACACGACCATCAGTTGCAATGAAAGTAGATGCGTTATTAATCTTCGCAACTAATTTTCTTTGAATTGAATGATAAGTTTCTCCACCAGGTGCAGAACCAGATACGTCAGTATAAGCATCAACATCAAAATCAAATTTAGAATTACCTGCATTATTTTTTGGTGTTGTATGTGAAGCTTTATTCTCTTCAGCCATTTCTTGAATCTTAAGAACGATTTCTTTCGAAATTGTTTGTGTCAATTCGTTAATTAAAACTGATTCTAACTTCTGAACGATGTCCATTCCAGTAGCAGCTTTAATATCTTCGATTTGTGTTCTCTTTAAAGTTGAACTAATCTCAATATCACCAACAGTTACAGACTTAGTAAATAAATCTGGACCGATAACACCAGGATAAGTATTTTCATCAACTGAACGTTCCATAGGTGCATTTAAGCTCCAACCTGCAACGAAACCAGGTAATTGATCTTCCATTAAAGAAACTAATTGTAAAGAAACTCCGCTTAAAGCATAATTAGTAGAAACTCCACTTAAATTAACTATTGAAGAATCTTCTAAAATTTCTTCTACTGATGCTAATTCCATAGATACTGGAAATGTATTACGAGTAGCTTTAATCGGTGTTGAACCAACATTAGATGTTGCATTCATTTGACGATATGTTCTAAACATAGGTAAACCATCAACTTTTGAAAATCCTAAAAATTCTAATGCACCTTCTTTATTAACTGGTTGTGTTAAAGACATTGTAAATGGAGTTCCACCTGCAAAACCTACTACACCAGCATAAGTTGTTGTAGATGATAAAGAAATAAATACTCTTTTATCAAGTCCACCAATTGTTTCATGTACACCTAATCCTTGAATTCCAGTTTGTAATAAACCTTTAAATTCAGCAGTAGTTGCTTTATCTACTAAAGATATTTTGAATACTAACGGTCTTTCGTCAGCTTCTTCGCCATAACCTTCTGGGTTATTATCATATTTAAAATCAACATATAATAACTCGATTCTTGGAGAAGAAGAAGGCTTTACAGCTACTAAGTCTAAACCAATTGTTTGTGCTGCTATTTTCATAGAAATAGGCAACAAGTTTTGTGCTACATCACCACTACCTACTGAACTACCAGCTACGTTACCAGGAGTTGAAGAAGGGATTGAAGGATTAACTGCACCCATACCATGAATATTACCTAAAGTTGAATAAGCAACGTTTTCATTCATTTGGTGTAATTCAGCATATTCTGCCATCCATGTACTTTTTTCTAAATCATCAATTTTTAATGATTCAAGAACTGGTTTCCATTTGTTAAGTGCTTTAGCACCATCTACAATAAATTGTTTCATTTTTTTTAAATTATTTTTTTATTTATATATAAACGCTAAAATGTCATTTTTTTCCATTTTAGCTGAAACACAACATTTTTTAATTTGTTGTGTTTCAGATATTTATAAATATTAACCTAAATTATTAAATTTGGTTATAAATCTTTCGATTTCACTATCAGATAATTTAGTCTTATCCACTACAACATTTTCGTTTAAAACCTGCTTAGATTCTTTAACATTTGTGTATTGTGCTAAATTTCTGCTTTCCCAAAACTTTTCAATTTTAATATCACTATTCAATTGAGTATAAAGTTTTGAAGATGATAAAATACTTACTCTATATTTATCATTTAAAGATTCCCAAATTGGCTTAAGCGAATCTGGCATTTTATTTAAAATATTATCTTCATATGACACTTGTGGTGTAAGTGTATTATCAATCATTTGTAAGACTTGATTTTCTGAATAAATATTAACACCGCTTTCGTTTATTGCATATGTTACTTTTTCTTTATCTTCAGAAGATAAACCTTGCCAAACGTTCCTTTTATTTTCAGTTAAAAACTGAACATAATGAGGATCACTGTTTTCAGAAGCTTTTCGTTTTTTAGTTTCTGTTATCAATCTTTCTATTTGTGTTTGTATGTTTGTATTTTCATCAATCTTTGGTGTATTATCATCAACTATTGGTGCATTATCAACGACTGGTGTATTTTCCAGAATAGCATCCTTTTTTGAATACTTCTGTAATTCACTTTCGTGTATTGTTTGAGCTTCACCATCTGTCATTTTAACTAAGAAATAACCATCTGGTAATTCTTTTTCAATTTCAACAGTTTGTCCATTATCACCAAAAGGTACAGTTTGACCATTAACGAATTGTGTTACTGGTTCATTTTCTACGCTTGGTGCAATTTGTGCATTTGGGTCAATAACTTCTGCATTTGGATCAATTACTGGTGCATTAGGATCAACTACTTCTGCATTAGGGTCTTGAACAACTGGTTCTTGAACTTGTGCATTTGGATCTTGTACAACTGGTGCATTAGGATCAACTTGTGCTTGTGCTTGAACTGGTGCATTAGGATCAACTATTGGTGCTTGAACATTTTGTTCTTCACCTGCTTGAACTGGTGCTTGTGGTGTTTGTACTTCTGGTGTTTGAACTGGAGTAAAATCATCATCTTTGTCATAATATTTAGAAACATCATCAATATTCATTGATGGGATAGCTTCGCCACCTTGACCTTCATTTAATTTAGAACCCTTTAAAAATTCCATAGTATTATCAACACCTTCTGCAATATAATTAATATAAGCTTGTGAGTCGGCTACATTTTCTGCGATATATTCAGAATAGTTAATGTTATTATCAACATGTTCTGCGATATACATTGAATAATCAATATTTTTATCTAAATTTTCTGCGATATATTCAGCATAAGCGATATTAGAATCTAAATTTTCTGCGATATATTCAGCATAAGCGATATTAGAATCTAAGTTCTCAGCAATATATTCAGCATAAGCGATATTAGAATCTAAATTTTCTGCGATATATTCAGTATAATCAATTGTCTTTTCAATAGATTCTGCTAAATAATCAGAGAATATAATATTACTATCAACGTGTTCTGCAATATACTCAGTGAAATCTAAACTCTTATCTAAAGTTTCAGCGATATATTTTGAATAACTAATGTTCTTATCTACTTTTTCAGATAAATGCTTAGAATACTCAATATTCTTATTCATTTCATCAACTAAAGTATCATTATGTTTGATTAGTTTATTAGTAGTCTTTTTCAATTCTTTATTTTCATTAATCACAACATTCATTTGTGATGATAAATATTGAATATAACCTTCTACTTTTTCTTGTTGTAATATCAATTTTTCTTGTGTTTCTGCTAAGGCATTTAATTGTGAAGGGTCGATCTTACCTTCTTTTATCGCAACATCAATTACTGATTTGATATTAGCAATTTCATCATTTAAATATGACGAATAATCATCCATCTGTGTAGCGGTGATTGCTTGTTTTTGTTGGTTTTCCATGAATAGTTTATTAAATTTTGACTCGTCTACTAAATCATAGATTCTATAATTAGATTCTGATGGTTTACTAAAACCGAGTGATTCGTTGATAGGTGTCATTTTTGCACTACCAAACCCTGGATCAGCAACTAAATCATATGTGAATAGTTTTTTTACTGATACATGCCCATTAGATTCTGTAACACCTGCTGCTCTGGATGATACAAATAATGGTAAGCCATCATCTATAATAGATCTAGCTTCTCTTCCCAAAGTATTACTTAATAATCTAATTTCTCCATCTACGCGATTGGATTCTTTATTATAAAAAGCTTTTTCTATAACGTGTGATGCTCTTCTTAAAGAAGTATCAAACACATCAGGGTGATCAAATTCACCGAATAATGCCCCAAGGAATTCCTTGCGTTCCATCATTTCGGATAATTTAGGTAAAAACTTATCAGCAGTATAAATACGCTCATTACGGTTCATAACATCAAATTCTGTAAAAGGACCACCCAATATATATTTGTTGGGAAGTGATTTTGCATTTTCATTTAATGTTAAACCATTTTGCGAATTTTCAATGACAAGCACATGTTGTTTAACTTTAGTCATACTTAATTATTTTTTTTTATTATATATTAAGTTTAAAAAGACTTTTTTTTCTATTTCTATTTTTATGTATAAAAAAAAGGATTGAAATTATCAATCCTTTCTATATTATTTAAAAATCTGGTTGAGCACCACCATCTGGTTGATCACCACCGCCCTCAGCACCACCATCATCTGGTGGTAAACCATCTCCACCATCATCAGGAGGTAAACCATCACCACCACCATCTGGTTCTGGTAATCCATCACCACCAGCTCCACCACCGCCATCTGAACCGCCACCACCAGTACCATCAGTACCAGCCGAACCGCCATTTAATTTATATCTATTATTTAAAGCAATATCTTCATCACTTAATTTCATAATTTTTCTAACAAGCCATTCAATATGAAACCATGATTTACCATCTTCATCAGTTAAATTTGATGTTAATGATGAAACAATGTCTGCTCGTTTTTCAAGATTATTTAGATATTTCCATTCTTCAAATAATTCATTTGAATTAAATGCTAAATTAAACTTTGAATGAAATAAATTATCATCTTTTAATTCTGGAAAATCTAAAATCATTTGTATTTTTAATGGCTTAATTATAATTTCCTTAAAAATTGTTCTTAGTCTTTTTATATAATTTCCAAATTTGATTTCATCACGAGTAATTTCAGATGTATCACTATGAATATTTCCACCGCCTTCATCTTCATCAAATCTTGAAAATGGTAATTTAGAAGCTCGTTTTAATATCTTAAAAAACCACTGTAACATAGTATCTTCATTTAAGTCTGTTCCTTGTGCATTCATTATTTCAATATCTGGAGTACCTAAATCTGAATTAGGAAACCAAAAATCCTTTGAATGTGGAATATCAGTCGAACCATTAATAGATACTGTTCCCATTGTATCATCCCAAGTAACTTCCTCATGATAATCTGACATCAATTCATAAATTTGCTGTTCAGCATCTTTTCTTGTTAATCCGTTTGTTGGAATAATAAATTTCTTATAGATTGCAGCTTGATTAATATTATAAAGTAATCTTGTTTGTTCAAGCATCTTTAATTGGTTATATGGTCTAATCAAATTTTCAACATATGATGTTTCAGAAAAATCACTATTATTTGAATAAGAAATATAAATCATCTGTGAATCCAATAATACTCTACGCATTTGTGGATTATCTGGATATTGTACCCACACAATTGTTGATGTCCCTGGATCAGTTGCAACAACAACAGTCATTGGATCAATAGGGTGTAAATCAATAATATTTTTATGTTTATTATCATAAACTATTTCATAAGCGATAAATCCATCAATTAAAAAATTCTTGAAGAAGTTCCAAGCTGTTAAACCATCACCAAAACCAAAATTCTTATATATTTTATTAAAATTTTCTTGGAATCTCTGCTTTATAGTTTTATCAAATTCATCTGGTAAATCAACAACATTACAAAAATAGTTATCATCATTATAAATAATTGCTTCATCTGCAATCTGGGTTAAAAAATCTTTAATTTCATCTTTAATTGCATATTGTCTTAATATTTTTCTCTTATCTTCATAAGCACGATCTAAATATGCGATTGATTTTCTATTTAAAACCTTAGCAATTGTTTTCTTTGTAAACAAATCATACATATTAGTAGCACTATCATTACCCTCTGGATCTTCATGAATACCGACAGTATGAGTATTTTGTATAATCATATTATCATAATCCATACCCCAATTTGACATATTACGTAACATCTTATTAAAAAATCCACGATTTTCAACCGCAGATGATAAGGATGAACTATTATTGTTTTTATATCTGTTATATGATGGCATATTTTTATTGTTTTTTTAGTATATATTAAAAAAGTGTAGTCTATTTAACTATTTTCAACATTTTCTCGAAAGAAGCTAATTGTTTATGGTATTGAATTGAATCTTCTTGATAATCATCTAACAATTCACTATATTTTAATATAATATCATTCAAAGTGTCTTTTTCCACACTTTCTGGTAATTTTTCATATAAATCCAACATACTTATTTTATTGTATTTTTTTGGATTACATAAAATTATTTCTGGTGCAATTTTAATTGATGTTAGATATGTTGATGTTATTTTTTTTATATCAAATGCAGTAACAGCAAAATTCATATTACCATTCGATTTTAATGTTTTATAAATAAGTTCGAATGTTACTGGTAATGGTTCTTCAGTAGATACGTATTTCACTGATGATATTTTATCTAACTTATTAGACATCTTAGAAAATAATAAACTGAAATATTTTATTTTATAAAGCGGTGGTAAATATTCTAAGTTAATAGCATACAATAAGTGTTTGTTTTTTATTACTTTATAATCTAATGCTAAAATTGGACACCATATTTTATTTCCATTGTAATTATATTGAATCAAATAAAAATGATTTAATTGTAATTTATTTATATCTATTTTAGATATTTCTGTACCATTAGGTTTATTTTTTAGGTCAAATAATTTATCAGTGGTTTGTTGTACATAATAACTCAATGAACTACCACGCATACTGGTATTAATATATTTCTCGAAATTTGTAAACATTACATAATATTATTTTGCTTTAAATGTCCTTCATGTATAATAACAAATTCCATTTGATGATGTTTACACCACTTTATTGCTGCTTCCCATTTCGTAATGTTTTTCTTATATGTCTTTAATTGATATTCAAATGTTTCATATGCCTTCACCGTAAATTTTGTTGGTTGCTTTGGTGGTTGTGTTTCTTTCATTGGTTTTATTTCACCAACAACACGTCTAAAATTATGCGGATCATTATTTATCATCAATTCATAATATATATCTGGATAATATCTATGTGGTTTAACTACACCATGCTTATTTTTTTCATGGTAAATAATACTAATGTTTTCACTCGCCCATCTAAGTATTTTATCATTTCTATCTAAGAAGATAAACATTTTTAATTCCCACCCAGAACGATAAATACACTTTGATAAATTACCCATATATTTATCTTCATTTATAATTTTATATATTCCTTGATTGTATCTTTTTCTACCACTTCGCGTTCTATTTCCAGATTTCTTTGGTATTTTTGGACTGGTCATAATATTGTTTCTTTTTCTTTTATATATTAAAAATCAATAACAAAAAAAGAGATTAAAAAGGGATTTCATAATTTTAATATATACTATAAAAATGAAAATAATGAAAGTGTGTAAAAAATGTAATATAGTGAAAAACTTGAATGAATTTCATAAAAAGAAATCATCTATTGATGGACACAATAATTCTTGTAAAGTTTGTGCAAATAAATCAATGAAGATTTATTATGAGAAAAATAAAGAAAAAATGTTAGAAAGAATAAAAAAATATTCTGAGAACAATAAAGAACAATTAAGAGAATATTCATTAGAATATGTTAGAAAAAATAAGGAGAAAAAGAAAAAATACGATAAGGATTATAATACAATTAATCAAGAAAAATCAAAAAAATATTATTTAGATAACATAGAAAAAATAAATGAATATAAGAAAAAATATAGACAAGAAAATAAAATCATATTAAGAAAAAAACATAAAACATGGTGTGAAAATAATAACACAAAAGTAAAGGAATATAGGGAAAAATATTATAGAAAAAATAAAGAAAAAATAAACCATATAATTGGTTGGAGAAGTGTATTAAGAAACACATTAAAAAGAATGGATATTGAAAAAAAAGAACACACAATTAATATACTTGGTTATAGTGCAAATGATTTAAAAAACCATTTAGAGAATTTATTTACTGTTGATATGTCTTGGAAAAATTACGGTGAATGGCATATTGATCACATTAAACCCATTTCATCATTTGATAAAAATACCCCAATAAATATTGTTTGTTCGTTACGTAATTTACAACCATTGTGGTCATCATCAAGAGAAATAAATGGAATTCTTTATGAAGGAAATTTAAATAAAGGAAAAAAGACAGAATAATTTCTGTCTTTTTTCCGTTTTTTTTAATAACATTCTTTTTTAGAACATCAAATATGATGCAAGCCTTTTCCATCATTACTGGAATTCAGTGAAATGAAATTAACATAATCTTTTTGATGTGATCTACGACCACGTAATTCATTAAATTGATGTGTCATACCTCTTTTTGATATTTCCGTAAAATATGGTAATGCGAACTTATATCTTTTCTCATCAAATTTATACCATTTTTCAAACATAATTAATAATCCATATTGCATACAATCTAATTCTTCGTCTTTATCACGATACCTTGTTGCCATTTTTCTTATTAATCTTGTGGAAATTAATGAAAAAAACTGTTCAGCCTTTCTTGTTAATTTTCCTTTTCCTTTTGATAATACTATTTCATAAAAAAGATCAGTATCATTTAAATAATTTGCCATTTTCTTATTGCATTTTTTTTTATCTCAAATGAGATTTATATGCCCTATAAGTTATGTGATTGTTATCTAAAAAATTGAGAATAAATCCTCAAGTTATATATTATATATGATAAAAATAAAAAAGTTTACATAAAAAAACACCGTTTTTAAAAAAACGGTGTTTTATGCTATTCTACGCAATTTTTATTTTACTAAAAGTTTTGTAGCCTTTGATTTTTCTTCTTTTACTTGCATTAATTCTTCATCAAGTTTAGTTTTTAATGTAACCAAATTTGTTAATGTTTCTTTAATTTGATCACTCTCTTCAACTAATCCACTTTCTTCTAATAATACAATTGATTCATTAATATCTTTAAGTTTCATATCAATCTGCTTTTCTTTGTCTTCTAAATTACGTAATGATTTTAATTCATCACTTAATTTGTTTTCAAAAAATGAAGATAAATCATAATCTAATTCTTTTTGAATATCTTGAATTAGTTCCATTGCATTTTCATATGCATAGAATTTAGATCCATAACGATTATCATTTGAATACATATAAATTTTATCTTTAAAATTAAATACTACTGATTCATTAAATTGGTTTAAAATATTTGAAACCTTTAATGCAATATCTAAATTTACAAATTTATTGTTATTGTTTATTGTTGCTTCTAAAAGAGTATAATAGTCTTTCTTTAGCATTGGAATTAATGGTGATTGAAATAAAGTTTCTAATGTTGTTTCTTTATCTAATTTTTCACCGTTTAATGATAAGCTTTTAGTTTTTGTTGAATAAGATACAAGTAAATTTTCATCAATCTTAAATGTAATTACATCTTCATTAATATCACCTATTTGTAAAACTTTTTCTAAAATTCTAATTTCTCTAACTTTATCAGTATCTTTAATATAATCTTCAACAATTGCTTGCTTAATTTCAGTTTCAGAAATCATAAACCATCTATCACAAATAAATGCTAAATGTCCACCTTCAACTGATTCAACGATTGTATAAACTTTTTCACCTTTACCAGAATTTATTAAATTTTGTCTTTCAATTGGCGATTGGTTCATCTTATATAAAAATTCTTTAATTTCCGGGACCCAATTATGAATAGCTAATTCATTAATAATACTTTCTAATCTTGAATCATCAGAATCTTTATTAATTATCTCTAATACTTTAACTAAAGTATTACGATATAACATACCATGATTTTTTCTTTCAATTTTCTTATACAAATCTTTCAATTCCATTACTAATGGATATGCATCAACTTCTTCTTGAATATTCTCTAATAATGCTTTAACATCAACATCATATGAATATCTGTTTAATGTTGTCTTTAAAGATTCATTCAATTCCAATTCAGAAAAATTATCATAATTATCTAAATGGGCTTGTGCAACTCTACTAATGTCTAATTGTTCAATTGTTAATTCTTTTTTGAATTTAAACAATTCTAATTTTAAGTTTTTCATGTTTTTATATTACTTTTTTTTTAATTGTATGTTGCACCTTTTTGGATTCCCATACTCTTTTTTTGATGTATTATATATTATTAAAAAAAAATACTTTTTTGCTAAAATCTATTTTGTTTCTTTATATACTTTCATAATGTCTGATAAGAATAGTTTTCTGTTTTTAGCCCAATAATGATATAATATTTTTCTATTAGATAAATCAAATTTCATCCAACGCTTACCATTTAATAAACTAAAATCATGAACTTCTTTAAAATATTTATAATAAATATCTTTATAGTTGTCATGATTTTTTATTTTTAATACTTTTATTGAGTATTCAACAGTTTCAATGTAAGTGGATTCAAAATAATTTTCAAAATTAAATTTTTTATCATCTAATGTAGATTTATATACAAATATTGATAGTTGTTGTAATTTATCAAATAATTTTATTTCTATGAAATTTAAAATTTTATGTTTGCTCATTCTATATCATTATTTCGACTACTCTTACCAGGATCAATTCCAGTGAAATCCTCTTGATTCCAATGTACTGGATTCCAATCTGGATCTATTTTCTTTTTATATTTGTCTATCTCACGATACATATTACTCCAATAAACACGCTGAATTGCAGTTTTTCCTTCAATTGTTAAATTTTCGTCATTTGTAGTATCACCACCTTTGAATGCTGTTTGACCATATTCCTCATTATAATTCTTTATTGATTGATTAAAATCTAATGTTGGTTGTGGTAATCCTAATTTTTCCCAATCTATATCATCATCATTATCACAAACAATTAAATCATCTGTATCAATATCAAATATTGGATAATATGTCTGTATTTCTAATGAAAATGATATTAATTTTTTAGAATTGTCAGTTGTCATATCAATCTCTTTAGCTATATCAATAGTTTTATCATCTGGTAATAAAAAGAAAGCATCTATTTTTATTCCAAAATAATCAAATGTGAAGAAATAAAAATTAAAAAATACATTTAATATTTTCTGGCTTACTTTATCAATTTCAGTTAATGTTCCTAATTGTATTTCAATCTCATAATTTAATGTTACTGGTGCTGCTTTAACTTTCGAAATTATTTTCCTTATTTCATCATTAATCACAGTTTCTTTTGAAAGATATTGATTTGGATTAGCAAATTCCTCAGACCTCACACGAAAACCAGTAAAATTTACATCACCCCTTTGCAACTGGTCTACATTACTATTAACTCTAACATCAACAATATCATCAATGAAAGCATCAAACGTAAACCTTTCAGATGCCGATAATGAAGTATAAAAAGGTAAAAATGCACGTACATAACCAGTTTTACTATCATCAGTTGATGAAAATCTATTTATCCATCTAATTCTTTTTGATAATGTTTTTGCCAATGATACTGTAACCATTCTAAAAAATTGATTATCATAATCCTTAATATCGCCTATCATATTATTGTTTTATTTTTATATATTAAAAATAAATAAGTCTAATTATTTTTTATTAATGAAATTTTTGTTATTTTTGTAATTAATTATAATAATTATAAATGGAAAAATTGAAATATTCTGCTTTTGATTGGGATGATAATTTATTTTATATGCCAACTAAAATACATTTGGAGAAAAAAACCACACAAGGTTTTATCAAAGAAGATTTTACAACAAATGATTTTGCAGATATAAAAAATATTGTTAATAATAATCCTAAAATAAATGAATATCGCTTATTAAATAATAATCGAACAGATGCATTTTCAGATTTTAGTAATAATTTCATTACTGATACAATGTTCGCTATTGAAAATGGTATGTTTGGACCTGCTTTTGAAAAATTTAAAGAAACATTAATCAATGGTGAAATTTTCGCTATTATTAGTGCAAGAACGGCTAATTCAAAAACAATTAGATTAGCTGTCGAATATATAATAAATAACACATTAACAGCAGATGAAAAGAATATAATGCTTAATAATATTATAACTTTTTCTAAGATATTTAATAATAATAGAAATAGTTTAAAAAACTATTTAGATGTCTGTGATTTTTATGGTGTTAGTTCTGATGAGTTCCAGAATAAATGGGGCGATAATAATAATAATATTATTTTTAAATCAGAAAAAAATAAAATTATTGCAATAAATATATTTATAAAAAGGTTGGAAAAATTTGGGACTAAAATAAATAAGGATGTTAGTCTAAGTTTTAGTGATGATGATGAAAAAAATTTAATAACAATTAAAAAACATTTCAACGAAATATCCAAATATAAAGATATGGACTTTACTGTTTTTGATACTTCAAATCCAACAATAGCTGGAGGAGTTAAAATATAAATTTAAAAAGAAATATTATGAAAATTAAAATGAAAGAATTTACACGTGATAATGATAATACATTATTAAGTCATTTAATATTGGATTCATTAGTTGAATCACCAAAAGAAGTATCTAAAACTGTAACAGATATTAAAGATCGAAACGGAGATACTGAAATTGACCTTGAATTAATATTTAATGGACATGAATTAGATGTTCGTAAATTCACACATCACTTAAGTGATCATTGGGATACTGCAATAAAAAATGCTGCAAAAACACAAGCGATTGAAATGTTTGAAAAGATGAAACAAGATTTCAAATCAAAAAATTCAACAAATGCCCAACTAAATAAAATCAAAAAACAATTTGAAAAGGCATCAAATCATATGGAGCAATTAAATACTAATATTGGAAAAATTGAAAGAAATACATACAATATTAATGGTGATGATATTGATGAAAAAATAGCACAACTAAATCATTATAATGAGGGGTTTATATACATTGAAAATTATTCCCATACTAATAAATTAATGTATAAAATTGATAACCCATACACTAATATGAAAGGGGATATAAGGGTATTGTGTGCTGTTGAAGAGGGTTTTCATAAAGCCATCGATTTAGCATTAGTTATCTATAAAAATGAACACGATAAATTTTTTACACAGAATTAACATGGAATATTGGATATTATACATATTTAACCGAGGAAAACATAATTATTTAGTTTCCGCAGAAAGTATTGATGATGCTTGGTCAGATTTAGCTAAACGACAGTCAATGAGTATCGAAAACTGTAAAATTGGCTACCATTATGTCGGATATATGGATGGTAATAGTAAAGTCTGGAAACTATAACATAAAATAATTTTTTAATTAAATAAAAAACTGTACCTTTACAAAAAAGAAAAAGGATGAAGAAAATAAATAATTTTGAGACAGTAAGAAACATCAGAGGGATGATGAAAGATTACGTAATTAATAATGGTATTCAATCATTAGTTCTTGGTATCAGTGGTGGAATTGATTCTGCTATCATGGCAGTATTATTGAAACCAGTTTGTGATGAATTAAATGTACCATTAATTGGTCGTTCAATAACAATCCAAGGAAATTCTGATGAAGAACGTGAACGTGCCATTTCAATTGGTGAAAATTTTTGCACAGATTTCAAAGAAGTTAATCTATCAGAACAATATCTAACCATGCGTGAATTTGACGATATGGAAGGTGAACCAGCAGATGACATAACTTATAAAATCCGAATGGGTAATATTAAAGCTCGTATAAGAATGATTTACTTATATAATCTAGCTTCAAAAACAAAAGGGTTTGTAATATCAACTGATAACTACACAGAATTATTATGTGGGTTCTTCACAATATTTGGTGATCAAGGTGATTATGCACCTATCCAATATTTATGGAAAACCGAAGTTTATGATATGGCTGAATGGTTATCAGAAAATGAAAATATGACAAGTGTTGAAAGTGATGCACTAATGAGTTGTGTTAATGGTGATGCTACTGATGGTCTTGGAATAACAAAAACTGATTTAGACCAACTTATTCCAGATTGGAGAAATAGACACGAAACAACACGTTCTGGATATTCAGAAGTTGATGATATTTTCACATCATATTTTGAAGTTGTTGAAAAAATCAATGATCGAAGTAACCCACATAAAGTGGATCTGAGAAATATTGCTGCTGAAATGAATAATCACGAATTAATTAAACGCTACATAAGAACTGAGTTTAAAAGAAATCACCCAGTAGTACCAAATAGAGAAGATTTTGTAATTAAATAAAAAATATTTTATGAAAGTAATAGATTATAATAAAAGTGTTAGTTTTGATATAGATGCTCAAAATGGCTTCACAGACAATTGCCCATTAGAATTACCAGTTCATAATGGTGATCTAATTGTTGATGAATGTAATCTAAACGCAACAAAAGCCCAATTTCGATATATGTCGAAAGATGCCCATCCAAGTAATGGTCTTTGGACTGCTTCTGATATTCAACCACAATTTAGTTCTGCTGGATTGGAAGATGTCAAAAATGTTGATATTAGATGGAATCAACATTGTGTTGTTGGTACAGCAGGTTTCAATTTATTAAAGGGCTTACCTCACCCATCAGAATATGATTATATCGTATATAAAGGTGCTGAAAGAGATATGCACCCATATTCACCCATATATCATGATTTAGATAAGAAAATATCAACTGGTGTTATCGAAAAAGCTAAATATGATGGTGTTGATACATTTTTATTGGGAGGACTTGCAATGAATTATTGTTTGGGCGAAGGTGCAAAAGATTTATTCAAAAAAGGGTTTCGTGTAATTGTTAATTTAGGAGCTACTGAGGCTATTGGTGAAGCAAGCGAATATATTGCAAATCTAAGAAAACTTGGTATCGAATTTATCCATTCTGCAAACGAAATTGAATCAAAATGACAACTTCTGAAAGAAAAAGTTAAAGAAATATTAAACATAAAAAAAGCATTTAGATTTTCTAAATGCTTTTTTTATAATATTTATATTTTTAATGCCCCCAAGAAGAATAAGTACCTTTATCACCACTAGAATAAACACTAATACTACCATGAGTTGATGATAAATAAATATTCGATGCTTTACCATTTTGTCCTTGGAATGCATTTATTTTTTTACGTATTTCTTCACCTACAAACGAATCTTTAATTGGTCGAACATTCACACTATCATGTCCTTCTGTACCATCAACACGCTCACCTTTAATTGACTTAATCCAACAATAACTACCTTTCACTCTAATAACTTGATAGAAATCGATATTAGTTTGATCATATCCCCAAGAATCATACATTAATGTTCCAACTTTCAAGTTTTCTGATGCTTCTTTTGATGCTTCACTTTTAATTCGTTTATACTCCTTTTTTTCATCATTCCATTTTTCAAAATTTTCGATAAATTTCCGAACAGATTTTGTTAGTCTTTCCATATCACCATAACGATAATTACTTTCAACCTTTGTTTTCAAATATTTCCCTTTTGGTGTACTTTTTATAGTTAAACAAGTTATTTTTTCTAAATCAATACGGAAAAAATATTTACCCCACATCATCATACCACTAATATCCATCGATTTTATTGTTTTCTCAACATCACCGCTATTTTGAATTTCAATAACATCATCTGGATCATCAAAATATCTACTAAAGTCTTCCTTTGACTCAGTTAATTTGTTATAATCATCGAATTTCTTTATAAAATTATGGTTGTTTCCAGAAAAATTATTTATATTTGTCATATTAAATTATTATTTTTATCTATATATAAAAAACTTTTTTATAAAAAATGTATATAATAATAAAAAAAGATATACTATGCCAAAAAGCAAAACTAGAGGAAGTGCGAAACAACATCGCCAACGTGTTAAAAACAGAAACATAACATTAAAGAAAAAACAAGATAAAGATAAAGCTGAAATGATGGATCAATTGAAAAAGATCCAAGAACAAGCAATGAAAAGCCAAGAAAAAGATATTGTTAACTCAGAAGATTTAGGAATTGGTGATTTAGGTGAAATTATCACAACTGATGACGAAAAAACAGTTGAAGCCAATACAGAAATTGATACTAACGTTGAAATTGACATTGACCTTGGAGATGCTGTTATAAAGACAGATGCAACAAAAGAAGATTAATTTCTTACTTAATATTACGAAAGAGGCAAAGAAAGAAGATTAAATCTTCTTTTTTTGTTTCTTTTTTTTTTTATCTTTGTAGTATGAAATACGAATTCGAAACATTATGGAATAGATTTCCTAAAGAAATACGTGATGCAATGGACAATTGCACACAAGATGCCGTATGGCATCCAGAGGGAAATGCAACTATCCATACAAAATTAGTTTTCGAATTTGCACGTGATAATTTTAATGATATTGATTTAATGGTTGCTGCACTATTTCATGATTTAGGAAAACCAGAAACAAGATCAGTTAGACCACGTGATAAAGAATATACTGGAAATATAAAGGATTTATCATTTAAAGAATTAAGGATTTCAAATAAATATCACGAGAAACAATGTAAATATTATATTAATGCTTATATTGATTTGTTTAGTGATTTGAATCCAAATTATGAAAAGGTTTTAGAAGTATGTGAAAATCATATAAGAGCACATATTTTTATGTCAAGGGAAATGTCAACCCAAAAAATGATTAGTTTCACAAGGTTGAATTATTTTAAAGAAGTATTACAATTTGAATTTTGTGATAATAGTGGCAAAAATAAAAAAATAACTAAATATGTAAATTGATTTAATATTCTTTCGATTTTTTATTTAAGTCATTCATAAATTCTTCCTTTTTTATATAAAATTGGGAGAATTTTTTTCTTACACGCTTTTTATGATAATCAGATAAAACCATAAATGGATATAATTTTCTTTCAAAGCTTTTCAATAATTCCTTAAAATCAACCATCTTATAAACATCTTTATTATTATTTAGACTTAAATCTAAATCTAAATTATAAAAATCAATCTTTTTAATTGCTGAAGTAAAACGTGCATCAACTTCATGTTTATAGTTTAGATATTTTTTATGCTCATTACCATATTTTTCTCTTTCTTCATCATTCATTTTATCTATACTTAAACCTTTGAATTTACTATTATATTTTTGATCACTACTATATTTACCATTACTTCTGAAATCATCATATGCGTGTTGTAATTCATGTATTAACGAATCTGCATATTCATGATCTATTAAACTTCTATTAAGATCAACATCATCGGTTAGGCTTTTTAATACATAATCATCATTTTGCATTAATACGTACCGATTTAATGATTTATCATCATTTATTGTTGTTAAATATACTGCTTTTGTTTTTAAATTATATTGGTCTGGAGTAATTACACTAATATCCATATCACCAAAAGCTTCTATGAATTTTTTCAAAACATTATATTTATTTTTCTTTATCTCTGATAATTTTATAGGTAATATTCTATCTTTAACTTTTAGTGTTGATTTAGCAAAATCAAGAATAATTTCATCAGTAAGCATTTCTAACTCTTCTTGACTTTTATAAGATTCAAATATTTTAAATGATTTTATCATCAGAACTATTTTTTTTACTATATATAAAAACAAAAATATATTTTTATACTATAATAATAAAAAAGATTACGCAATGAAAAAATTAACAAAATTTATTTATGATGAATTTCTCTATGAAGATTGGGATTTAATTACAAAAACTGGTAGATTTATTATAAAGCCTTTTTGGTATATTAGATTTATTTATGTTTATGCGATAGCATTTTCATTATTACCCCTATCATATTTATATATGAAACATATAGATTTCTTTAAAGAAATAGGCGAAGTGATATATTTTATTGAGAATGGTGATTTATATTTTTT